CAGGACTTAGGTCATTTCATCTTTCATAACGTAAGTAACTTCACTAAGACGGTACCTGAAATAGATCGACCACGCTTCATTCAGGAGAAGCTGGGAGACTATCCAGTGTTTTTCGTGACCGATTATAGCCGATTTGAAAGCACTTTCCGCGCAGAACTCATGGAATTAGAGTTCATGATTTATGAACACTTTGGGTTGCCAGAGTGGTGTTATAATAGTCTATCAGGGACGAACACCATTTTTGGAGAAACGGGAACTGCTACCATCGAAGCTAAACGGATGAGTGGAGAAATGAACACCAGTTTGGGGAACAGCCTCATGAACTTCTTCTTCGTGTATCACATTATGTCGCAACGTGGTCTGAAGTATGGAATTGATTGGGATGGTGTCTTCGAGGGTGACGATGGACTCATTGGTGCAAAAGAACTCCCGACGAAGGAGGAGTTCTATCAGATCGGATGTAATATTGACATCGATCCAATCCCTAGCCTAGGCCGCGGTGGTTTTTGCGGTCTTTATTACGGTGATGAGCTATCACCGGTTGTTTCACCACAGCATGCCTTGCAAGCCCTGTGGTCGTTGACTTGCCCGCTTAATGGCGGAGATCGCGTTAGACGCGAGTTGCTAAACGGCAAACTCTTGGGCCTCTTATTTAGGGCCCCCGGTTGCCCGATCATATGTGCGTTGCAAAAGAAGTACATGTCAGGTGAGTTCCGAATTAAACGGTCGTACTGGGGAGAAATTCTTCTCCGCAGGTTCGGGATGGACCTAGACGGCGCAGATTATTGGATGAAAGGTACAGTACGGGCTGATATCATTGAACCAACTACGCAGCAGAGATTGGACTATGCGGACATTTTTAACATTAGCCTGGTGGAGCAGGTTGAAGTTGAACGTTCCATAGCCAGAGGAGATTGGCGTCTCTTCGAGTCTGTAGTGGGCGATTACAATCCTGATGCACTGCGCGCTTCTTCGTATATATGTCGCCGGTCCTCGGTAATCAAGTGATTACATAGCATACAGAATATGGATGATCTCAGGAAGATTATCAACGGTATGGAGGACATAGCAAGGGCTAAGAACAAGCCCCGTCAGCTAGGCAAGTTTGTGGGTATGGACTTTCGCGGTCCACGAGGAAATCGTGGAAATTCGAGAAATCGGAAACCGAGTCGGCGCGATAAAGTCACCCGTTCCTCTGCGCCCCTCGCACGCGGGCGCAAGAGTGTTACGTCGGGAGGTGGACAGGTAGTTGAGAGAGCGC